TTTCCCTACACGACGCTCTTCCGATCTAATATTTGTGCATGATATATGGCCAGATAGAGGTCCATTTATTGCTGGATAAGGGCTTGATCCTGGGGGAGAGAAAGCTTGGATCTCCTTTTACATTATCGGGAATTGGAAGAAATATGCTCAAGAAGGTGCTGGATGGTTAGTATCTCAGCATAAAGCCCGGGTTGAGAATCGATTGAAATCAAAAAGAAATATAAAAAAGTATAGAAAGGATTGTTCATGAAACTCACAACTGATACAGTAACAAAAGTATTGTCCGTATTAACCGAATTGGTCAATTTTGCGACGCTAAATGTCTCGCGCAATCGCTATGATTTTTACGCAGACCGCCTGCGGGTAGCGACAACTGAATCGAGCTTATTAGCAGCGGTAAATCGCTATTCCGAGTTGCTAGGCTGCTCTGTATTATCTGAGCAAGCAATGGTAAATATCATGGCTGCTTCCAGTGCGCTTGATTCAAAAGCTGTCTACCAGTGGTTACGAGAACAGCCTAAAATTGCAATCGGTATGGCGAGAATTAAGGACGATGAGCGAACCAATGCTATTAAGAATCTTGTCGAATCCTATGAAGTCCAGGAAATTAAAGCAGGATTACAAAAACCACGTCGCTCGTTTGACATAAAAATGACTGCAATGATTACCCAGGCTCTTGCTCATGGTGATGACGCCAAGGCAGGTAATGCCCAATTATTCCGCCGTTGCGATGTGCGTGGTGGGTTGCGTCTGCCATTTTATAGTGGCAATGCCATCGGTGGCGCAATGCGAGATTTACTCGCTGATCATTTCCTGACTGAACTTGGAATAAAAATTGATAAGGCAGAACCAGCATTAAACATCTGGGCTTTTCATCTGCTCTATTCTGGCGGCATTATGGCGGATGGAGCAATACCAAAGGAATTTGAGCGTATTTTAACTGGTGCTGCAGCTGGGACTATGAGAAGCGATGGTGTTCGTCAGCTTCGCAACATGATCCCATTTTTCTCAATGATGGGCGGCATCGGGAAAACACCGATGGAGGGTTATGCCTATATCAACGATTTGCGCCCTGTTTGTCTTGAATGGGGAACAGGATCGGAATCAGTAAATACGATGATGTCATGGCGATTTATTGCGCGCCGTGATGATTTTGAAGGGCGTACAAGCAAAGCACAAAAGGAAGCTGGTGATGCTGGCGAAGAAACCGCAAATACATCAATGCTGGCGAACACAGAATGCCTATCAGAAGGAACGATATTGGAGGGTGGCATTGATGTATCTCCACATATAACCGATATAGAAATGTCCGCCTTGGCTTGTGGTCTTTTGCTACTTCAGGATCATGGTTATCTTGGAGGTAAAAAGCATCGTGGGTATGGTCGTGTAGATATTGAGTATCAAACTCCATTAACGTTTAATCCAAAACCATATGCTGATCATCTGCAAAAACATAAAACCGAAATACTTGATTACTTGCAGGCCATTGGCGCATTTCCACAGGCAGAATGACATGCACGCCACTGATTTGATTACAGCTTGTTTGACTGATGACCAAAAAGAGCCGCTCCCAGAAGCGGCTCAACCTGGTGTGTGTTGCGTGACAGGTGCTGTTGCTGATACCATCGCCCGTAAGCATCTTTTTGGATCCAATTTTATGGATCTAAATCTGCTGGCATGCCCCGAATCATCACGTGTGGGTATTAATGTGTGGTATGCATTTCAGTTTGGTGCCATCGGCGTAAATGCGGAAACAGGTGAGACAAATAAGCGCAAGAAAAAATATGAAATGCAGGCATGTTGGTGGACGGATGGAATCGCTTTCCGTGAGATGGATAAAGCACAAATCCGAAAGTTTGTACTATACGGGACAACTTCAAAATATTGGGCTGGTTGGGTAACAACATCATACAAAAAACATGGTGCATTGCGTGCGCCTGTTAATAATACGCCATTTGGCAGTTGGGGTTTTAATGATCTACTTGTGCGTGCAAATGATACTGTCAACGTGCATGGCACATGGGGTAAATTGCGAGAAGCACAAGGCAATGGTATTGGACGTATTGGTTTGGAAACAGTAGACATACCAGTTTCAATCATGGTGAAGGTTGGAATTAATTATTGTACAAAATTCATTTCATGGGCGCTTTCACGTTATCAATCACCCCTTTATCAGTTTTTGGTCTACCTGCTGCCAAGCCAGGAAGAATTACGGGAGGGCTATAGTGATGAATTTTTGCATGGTTGAACCAGCGGGTGACAAAGAAGAAGGATCAATAGGCGCGTATTACATCACAGAACGGTTGCGTAGGCTTGGTCACAAAGTAGATGTTATTAATCCTGATACGCCACGTTATCACTATGACATCGAGCTAGTTAGTATTCACCACCCAGAGGATTTTCCACGCTTGCAGGCTACACCAAAGCATGGAAAGATACGGCTAGCTGGCGGACATGTAACCTATAATAATCCACGACCAATCATCCCACTTGTAGATGCGCTTTGTCTGGGAGATGGGGAAACATGGATTGAGAACGCTGTCCAATTGCTTGAAAAAGATAGACACGTTTTGGCATTGAAAGAATTACCAGGTACGATTGTCTCAGAACTATGGGAGATGGGTGCCCCTATACCTCAACGCAATTTTGAAAAGCCATTGCCCGATAATCCACCTTATCTTAATCGTCCAAATACTCTTTCCGCAGCCTGGTACATCGAGGTTGCGCGTGGGTGCCCATATAGCTGCCATTACTGTGAGTTAGGGCATTCTATGCCTTATCGTTACCGTACGCGAGATGATGTCATAGAATTGATAGATTCCTGTGACACATCAGTTACGAGGAAAATTGTTTTTTTTGCGCCAGATGAGGCCAGCACACCAAATTATGATGATTTCTTAACACGAGCAGAATCTCGTGGTATGAGGCAGGCTTTTGGTTCATATCGCCTAGATCGCATTATCAAACGTGGGGGATTACCTGTTGATCATAACCAGCTTGTTCGAGTTGGTATAGATGGATTAACTGAAGTGACTCGAAAGAGGGTAAATAAAAACCTACCTGATAAGATGATCGTCGAATATTTTAAGTTGATGGTTGATCAGGGGCATGTAAATTTCAAAGTATTTCAGATGTTTGCCCATCCCTGGGAAAGGCCGAAAGAAGATTTTATACAATGGGAACGGCTGATGAATATTGTCTTTTCAATCCCATTAAAAAAGGCAGTATCTCTACGAGTGAAATGGACACCGTTAATACCACAACCTGTGACGCCACTTGCGGAAGTGAAGGCAATCTATCATCAAGAAACTGCGCGTCTTATTAAAACATGGCATGAGCATGTAAGACAACCACATTCACAGCCAGGATGGCATGTAGAATGCGATGGCATCATGTCTGCGAAAAGTCATGCCCGCCAAATAGAACTGACACATGGGGATGAGACATCATTATTGAATGGTGCAAGATATATAAACCATGCTTGGAGAAAAAATGAGTAACCCTAAATTACAACCGCTGAAAGTTACTTTTGATATTGATTCCGCTGGGATTATTTATGATCCATTTAATCCACCTATGCTTGATGGCATTATTGATTGGGCACTATCGCCAATGATACGCAATAAAGGTGATACAGCCCCAGGTAGAGGTGACCAGGTAAGTGAAATCCGTCTACCTCTTGGAACATGGCATAAGGGAAGTCTATGGGGATGGTGTGCTTCAGCACTTATTCCAACCGCCGATGAGACACCTCAAGAGACGATCCAATATTTCAGGAAAAAGTTCCGAACAAATCGTATCAGTCTTACCACCGGAATGCCAAATTTGCAAAGTGGTGCCACGCGTGAATATAATTTACCATTTACGGTTCAGTTGGTTGATAAATTAACTGCATTTTGCCTGGGCGACAGACACACAATTGACAGCTTGCTACGCCGTAACGTGAGGTATCTAGGTCAGAAGAAACATCGTGGACGTGGACGCATTGATAATATTACTGTCTCTGTGATTGAGAATGATTACTCCTTAATTTGTGATGGCAAGGCGATGCGCTGGTTACCAACATTTGAAGGTTTGCGAGAAGTCCGATTGCGTCCGCCATACTGGAATAATAATGAGCGTGTGACTTGCTGCGAAGTTGGTGACGAGTATCATGGTGCAATCACCCAGCCGTAAAACATTATGCCGGCATAAAATGGCATATACATAGGAGAATTTCCGATGTCGGAAAAAACAAAATGCCTACCCTGGCGCTGTCCTAATGGTCATATATTGGGAATGGTCACTCGCGACGGAAATCATGTAAGAACGTTGGAGGTCTTCCGCCAGGCACAAGATTATCATGATGATCAAATAGTAGATGTTTGTGTGAAAGTAAAGGGTTCTACGGTAAGTATTGATGTTACCTGTAGCATTTGTGGATCTGTTCGACCCTGGGAACCAGGGCAGGAGTATATTAATAAAATAATCAATGGAAAAATTAAGCATATGCATGAAAGAGGTGAATATGAGTGAGACTCTCAATCCATACATTGGTAAAAAGGTATGGATTACAAGAAAAAGTGTCAATGCCCGTGGAGATGTGTATGCCACAGATAGAGTTATTGGTGAATTGATAGGCTTGGCAGAATTAAAAGCGATTGTAAAAGATGATTTTGGGCAGGTCTTCATTGTCTCTGCTGATGATTTGAAGTTCTGTGAGTTGTGATGGATGAAAAAGCGATTGCGGATATGCGCTATTTTGCCGAGCGTCACAGGGGTAAGTATAAATCCTCTGGGCCGCACTGGAGCTTGGTTATCAGGTTCCCGGTTTTATTTGATGAAATGATACGGTTGCGTGTGATATTGCAGGAAATTGCAGAAGAAGCGCCAAAACGAAATGCAGATTGGTGCAGAAGAAAGGCAAAAGAGGGATTAGAAGAGCAAGAAACCAGCATATATGGGCTTGACAAGTAGAATCACCCCATATATACTGGTAGTAGCAAACCTGATGTAGTTCGGGTTACCCGTGGAGATGAGCGCCCACGACTAATTTCTAGTCGTGGGTGTTTTTATTTAAGCGCCCACAGAAAGTGGGAAGAATGGAAATCTTCATTGGTGGTTTACCTGCTGTTGTTGTCATTCTCGCATTGGTTGAGTGGTTCAAGAAAGTCAACGTTCCAACAGTCGCCTTGCCTTATGTAAGCATGTTCATTGGCTTACTTTTTGGGATTGGTTATCAGTGGTCTCTTGCTCCTCTGGTAACTTTTTCTGACTGGTTCAATGCGGTGTTCTTCGGCATAGCCTATGGTTTGATTGCATCCGGGCTGTATGATGTCGCCAAATCCGTTGTCAAGAAAATTGAATAATTATGGATAGCCAGATCGTCACGTTAATCGTGGCGATCTTAAGTTCTAGCGTGTTCACCTCCGTTATTACTGCGATCGCCACAAGAAGGAAGACAAATGCAGAAGCTGATTCGGAAAAAGCAGATGCACTAAAAACATCAATGGAAAGCCTGGCTTCTACTGCTAACACTTTAGGTGATGTGGCTGGCAAGCAGATCCAAATGATGTATGACCAGGTGGCTTATCAAGCCAAACGTATAGATCAACTTGAAAAAGAACTCTCGGAATATAGAAATGAAGACAGAAAGCGAGACCGCCAAATGCTTGATCTACGTCGCGAGAATGATGCACTAATGGAACAGGTGTGTAAATTGAAGTCTGAGATAGAAACTAAGGATCAACAGATCGCTGATCTGCAGCATCGTGTGCAAGAGCTTGAAGACACACTCATAAAGAAGGGTAGTGAGGAGTAAGGAGTGCAGCAAATGCCTTTACACCGAGGAGCGCGAATATGTTCAATACCTGGGTGCCCAAACATTATCAAACACCCCGGGGCTACTTTATGCCCCCCCCATATGCGACAGGCCCATCGTATGAGCGATGCTAAAAGATCATCATCTTCTGAGCGAGGATATGACAGTAAGTGGCGAAGCATTAGAGATAAGTATCTATGTGCCCACCCAATATGTATGATGTGTGGCGCAAAGGCAACAATACCCCACCATATCATTGCAAAGCGAGATGGTGGAACAAACGACGAATCAAATCTTCTTGCAGTTTGTGAGAATTGCCATAGAAAAATTGATGCCAACGCCGGAAAAAATTGGAAAAAGAATAAAGAAAAAGAAAATAATTCCGTTAGGGATAAGGGCCTAAAAATCTCTACGATTTCACGTGCTCGAAACCGAAGCGGAAACTAAATTTTTTTCTGTACGGGATGGGGAATGCCAGGACCAGTGCCAAAAAACCCGATTATTCGACAGCGTAGAAACCGAATTTCAACCAGTTCTACGCTTGATGGCGTTATGGAAACACGCAAGAGGATGCCTTCGTTGTCGAGTATGGGAGGGAAGAAGGAATGGGATGCGAGAACCCTTGCATGGTGGAAGGACGTATGGCATTCGCCGATGGCGGAAGAGTTTGTAGACACTGATAAGCATGCGCTTTTTCGCCTGGCACTGTTGATCGATCAGTATTGGGTGCTGCAGAATAAAGAGTTGGCCGCAGAAATCAGGCTGGAACAGCAGGCGTTTGGTCTCACACCGATTGACCGGCGCCGACTTGGTTGGTCGGTGAAGAAGGAAAATGCAGTAAAGCGTGAAGCGAAGGCAAAAGTAGTTGTTGCACCACCACTTGACCCGGGAAACGACCCTCGGCATTTGCTGGCGTGGGTTGTGCCACAAGAAACGGAAAGCGATGACGGTTCTAACGATACCGAAGGATGACAATACTCTTTGGCCAACATTAGGGCCTCAGGTATGTGACTTCATCGAGACGTACCTGGTGTTTGGACCGGGTGACCTGCGAGGGGAACCTGCACGCCTGGACGATGAAAAGCGTGCGTTGATCTACAGAATGTACGAGGTCTTCCCAAAAAATAATTCTCTCGCCGGGAGGCGGAGATTCAAGCGGTGCGCTTTATCTTTGCGGAAGGGTACGGCTAAAACGGAATTGGCCGCATGGCTGGCAGCGGTAGAGCTGCACCCTGATGGGCCTGTGCGGTGTGATGGTTTTGATGCGTATGGCCAACCGGTGGGAGTTGGAGTAACTGATCCATATATTCCGCTGGTGGCGTACACAGAGGAGCAATCAGATGAGCTGGCGTATGGCGCGTTGCGCGTGATTTTGCAGTACAGCCCGCTGGCGGATGATTTCGATATTGGTATCGAGCGGATCATGAGGGTTGGCGGGGATGGGAAAGCGGTTTCTTTGGCATCTTCACCAAGTGCTCGTGATGGCGCTCGAACGACATTTCAGGTATTCGATGAGACGCATCGTATGACCTCACCGTCTTTGCGGGCAGCTCACCGGACAATGATGGCAAACATACCCAAAAGGTTCAAGGCAGATGCGTGGAGTCTTGAGATCACGACTGCACCGGCACCCGGCGAGGGTTCTGTGGCGGAAAGCACGATGAATTACGCCAGGCAGGTTGAAGGTGGACAGATCGAAGATTCAAAACTGTTCTTCTTCCACCGGCAAGCATCAGAAGACCATGACCTGAATACACCGGAAGGGTTACGTGCGGCTGTGATCGAGGCGAGCGGACCCACCGCTACATGGAGTGATATCGATGGGATTGTGGCGCAGTGGGATGACCCAACAACGGATCGAACATACCTGGAAAGGGTATGGCTGAACCGGTTGGTACGAGCCAGTGAAAGGGCTTTTGACCTGGAGAAGTGGAACACATTGGCCAAACCGGGATATTCGGTGGCGAAAGGCGCAATGATCACTTTGGGGTTCGATGGCGCACGATGGCGCGATGCGACTGCCCTTGTAGGTACGGAGGTCAGCACAGGTTTTCAGTTTCTGGTTGGGTTGTGGGAGCGACCCATGAACCTGCCAGAATGGGAAGTACCTGTGAATGAGGTGAATGCGAAGGTTGATTACGCATTCAATTACTGGAATGTCTGGCGTTTCTATGCTGATCCGCCCTATTGGGAAACCATTGTAGCTGAGTGGGCTGGCAAGTACGGTGAAGAAGTAGTGTTTGAATGGTGGACAAACCGAATCAAGCAGATGGCTTATGCCGTAAGGTCTTTCAATAATGCCATTCAATCGGGGGAGCTTTCGCACGATGGAAATGAGCATTACGCACGCCATATTGGGAATGCATGCAGGCATTTGCTTACTTTGCACGATGATCAAGGGGTGCAGTTGTGGACAATCTACAAGGAACAGTCAGAAAGCCCTCATAAAATCGATGGTGCGATGGCTGGTATTTTGAGCTGGGAAGCCCGATGTGACGCTTTGACTGCTGGTGTCAACAAGAAGAAACGCAGTGTTTACGAAGACAGAGGTCTGATAACAGCATGAATGGTATGAAAAGAAAACACATGGTTATGGTAAACACGAAGAGCGGGAAGGCTTTTCGGGGTATTTGGTGGCAATGCAGCTTGTTCCAGGAGTACATCACGCTAAAAAATGCGGAATTAATCGAATCTGGTAGCAAGCCATTGCCTGTAGATGGTGAGTTGATCCTGTTCAAGCGAGATGTTGAATTCATTCAGGTGCTGCGATGACTACGATCGTGAGTGAGACAACGCTGGTGGATATGCCTGGAAACTGGTGGCCAAAGAGTAACAGCCACAGCATCAGTTTGTATGACAATTATTCGTACGATTATTCAACGCTGTATAAGGCACAGCCAAATGTAAGGGTTTGTGTCGATTTTCTGGCCAGAAATATCGCACAATTGGGGCTGCATGTCTACCGCAGGAAGGAAAACAATGATCGTGAGCGGCTGCGTGACCATGAGCTGGCTTTATTGCTCGACAGACCACTACCGGAAAAGTTCAAGGTAACCCAGTACCGGCTGCTTGAATCTTTGATGGGTGATCTGGGGGTATATCACAATGCATATATTCTAAAACTGCGACAAGACGGAAAAATTACCGGTTTATTACGAATTCCACCGGCATACATGACCGTGGAAGGATCTCTTTATCCATCAAAATACACGCTGAACCTGATCACAGGGCAGCAGGTTCTTGATGCTGAAGATGTAATGCATTTCTGGGCATATAACGCTGAAAATGCAGCGACCGGACTTTCTCCACTTGAAACACTTCGCCGTATTCTGGCGGAGGAACATGCAGCGGGGGATTATCGTGAGAACTTCTGGCAGAACTCAGCACGGATGTCTGG